TATGGTCATAAGCTGACCATGATGACCACGCACCCTACGCTCTACCACATGTAAACCGGCTTCCTCAGCCTCTTTCATGCGATTTAACACTCTGGTACGTTGTTCCTCGACAATTATTTGTTCTCTGGCTATCTCGACCGCCCTTGCCTGAGCGGCGGCAGCCCGAGCCTGTTCTGCCCTTGTTTCAATAAGAGCCTCGATACTGTCAATAGTTTGATTTAACAGACCTGTCTCAGTGTCATACTGTAGATTCAGGTCTGACATAGATTCATTCAATATGGCTACCTGAGCTGCCACACGTTGCCGGGAGGTTGCACTTCCATCATCGGCTGCAATAAGTTCTTTAAGGGTTGATAATAGATTTCGGTTTGCTCCGATTTCAGCCTCTATACTTGAAGCCTTGCTTTCGTGAGCGTTAGCACTATCCCTGACAGAATCATTGAGAGCGTCAGTTTCTTCACGCAACCTCTTAGTATCATCAGCTAACCTCTGGGCTTCTTCGCTTTTCTTCCTCATTTTAATGACCAAGAAAGCGATACCGGCTGCCAGAGCCGCTACACCGGCTATTATTAAACCGATGGGATTTGCCAACATGGCAGCGTTCCAAAGCCATTGAGCAGCAGTAGCAAGCCCGATTTTACCTGTTATCAAGCCTACCAATACTGTTTTGGCAGATAGTGTCGCTGTACTCGTAACATTTGCCGCCGCTTCGGCTGTCTTTGCCAGAGTAGCAGCTTTAGTAGCAACGCTTTCAAGTGCAACAGCCTGAGTATTCGCTGCCCTTGCTTTTGCCTCCAGACCTTTAGCACCGGCGGCTACTTTGGCAGCCAGTGTATCTGCAAGCCTCCGGGCTTCGGCTGCCCTGAGGGCTGCGTTATGTGCCAGTGTAGCTTTGGTAGCCGCTGTAGTTGCGAGTGCTTCCGCTTTCGAGGCTGATACTGCCCCTGTCGCTGCCAGCGATAAGGCTTTGAAAGCAGTTACTTTCGCTGATATTGATGTAACCATTTTTCCGAGCAACATTAAGCCCGGACCTAACAAGGCTAAAAAGGCGGCTACTGCTATTATGGTAGTCTGAGTTCCACTGTCGAGGGCTGCAAAGTTTTCAGCCAATCGAGACAGGGCTGCAATAAACGGTTCGGCAGCCTTTAAGGCATTAGAAAGCAGTGTTATAAGTGTTGCTCCGAGTGGTTCAAAGGCTAAAGTAGCCTGATTTTTGAATATGTTTAATTTGTCTGCAAATTTGATAGTCTCTGCGGCTGTTTGCTCAAGCGTACCCTCTGCGTCTCTGAGAGCGTCCACCCATTCATCAACTTCAAAACGCCCGGCTCGAATATCGTCTGCTACTTTCGCACCAACCCTTGAACCAAAGGCTTCACTGGCTATGAGCGTTGCGGATAATATGTCAGGAGCGTCTTTTATAGATTCAAGCAAGTCAGTAAATGCCTGTTCAGCATTTGTAGAACCGTCTTGAGCCATTTTGTTAAGTACGATATTAAGTGAGGATAAAACTTCTCTCGGCTCGGCACCGGCTTTGTAAAAGCTACTGAACAGAGCAATAGACCGTTCAACATTGAAACCCATTTCCTCAAATGCCGGACCTGCACTGATAATGTATTCAGCCAAGTCATTTACACCGATTCCGCTCATTTGTGAAGCCGCTGTCAACTGATCCATCGTGGTTATCAATTCCGATGTGGTCATATCGAGACCGTTCATCAGCCTACCAAGAACATCAGCAGAATCGCCAGCGTCCATTTTATTAACCCTTGCATATTTAAGAGTTAAATCGGTAAGTTCCTCAAGTTTATCTCCATATAACCCGGTTGATGTATTTAGTTTTGATAAAACATCTGCAACGATTTCAGCCGATTCAGGCACATTCTTAAAGACGTTTTTGAAACTATCTTTAAGTGAATCAAGTTCCTTGCCTGTTGCACCCGATGAGGCTCTTATAATGGAAAAGGCATTTTCTACAGTGGTAGCAGAGGCAAACGCCGCTGTAGCAATACCCATGATAGCCGCTGTAACCGGCAAAAGGCTTTTTCCGAAAGCAGTCATTTTTTTACCGAAATTATCAGCAAAATCCTTACCCTTTTTTTCAGCCTTATCAATCTCTTTATTAAATTCATCAGCTTTTACTCCGATGGAGGCAAAGACTTCAAAAAGTTGCATAATATCAACCTCTATTTAATGAACTGAAAAATTCGTCAGCGAGTTCATCGCCTGTTTTTTCACGTTTCCTTTTTTCTTCTTCATATTTGATTTTTTCTTCCTCACGCCAGCGAGGGAATTTTTGATAGTAGTGATCTGGTTTTAACGTCAATAATGAATAAAGAGCGTGGAATAGGTATTCATCACGCTCTTTTTGTTCTACTATCGCCTGTTGCTCTTGCCTATATTTTTCAATGATGTAAACCAGCCCCGCTTGACCTCTGGGGAGGTTTCCACAGTCTGCGATGTATCTAACGATTCTGTCACCCCCGATGGCTTTAATGACGGAAAAAAACTTACGAATATTTCATCACTCAGGCTGTCTTTAATCTGAGCCATAGTATCGGCAAGCGTCATCTTTCCAAAGCCCTCAGGTGAGCATTGGAAAAAGGCTGCGAAAAGACGGTATATACCGTCAACATACTCCTTATTAACATGTCCGATAGTCTGAATCATCAATGAGGCAATCCGTATACCGTAGTCAATATTGAGTTCGTCTTTTTTCGGCTTAAATTCCAATGATATAGTGGCGATCCGTTTATCTTTCAATATAGGTTCGAGTTCCACTGCGGCTGTTGCAAGAACATTTCTAAAATGGTCATTTGTCATCTGTGATAGCTTCATAATTCCCTCCTCAAATTGCCTTTTAAGGTATCATAACCTTATGAGTGTCGATTTTTGCAAATTCGGCTGTTGCGTCAGCAGCGTTTGTAAAGAAGTATTTAACTTCTGCCGGGATATATTCGGTGTCTGCGAAGTTTTCCATGTTCCCATCGGCTCTGTACGGAACTCCACCACCGGCAATACCATTCACAGCGGCAATCGCACCGCCCGCTCTACCGAAAGCGTTAAGCAGTGATACCATGATATAACCAAACTGAGTTGTAGCAACCCAAGTAATGTTATCCTCATAGTCATCACTCGCAATGTTGATATTGATACGCTGTGAAATTGCGTTTTTACCATCTTCCATGGCAAAGCGTGATGTCGGGAATATACTCTGCATTTTCGAGGGTGAAACCTCTTTGAGAGTGGCTTCAATGTAGCACTCGATACTTTCAGGCAGCAAGCCTCCCTTGAATGGCATGGAGCCTAAACCGTCTACAGACGGTCTGCCATAAGTAGCTGAGATATTGACATTGATCCCACCATCGGTAGCACCGAGCATTTGACCGTCACCGGCAGCCTTTGTCAACAGAGCGTTGAAGTCAGCCATTGTGGTAACGTCTTGATGTTCGAGATTGCGGAATATAGCACCGGCACCAAATTGAATGGATTTGAATGTATCGTTTGTGAGACCGTATAGCACTTTCTCTGCCATTACTCTGTACCTCCTGTTGTATTTGCCTGTTTCGGTTTCGCCTTGTTCCAGACAGTGCTAAACTTGTTACAGGGCTTTTTTTCTGCTTTGGCTGCTTTTTGAGCCTCAGCATTTGTATTCGTATTTTCGCTTGACATTTAATTTACCTCCTACGATACATAGCTGTTTACAACTATGTTTATTATTCTTCTTGTTACAAGGTTATCTTCCGGGTCATCGAGAGGAATGATAAAGGGATTTGACCGTTGCACCCATAGCACCCCTTTTCCGTTATCGAGCGTCAGTAAAATACCGCTTTCGGGTATCTTTTCCAAAGCCTGATTTGCAACATCATCTACTATGCCGAAATACCCAGCCGGTGAGCGTCTATCCCAGATGGTAGATGTCAATATCGTACCTTTGGCAAAACCCGCCACGCCTACCATATAGGTAAAGCGTGGGAATACGTTTTGTTTATCCTTTGGTACATATCCGACTTCCCATGCCGGTATAGCCTCTTTATCCAATGGGTTTATAAACGATGACCATAATTTACTTAATACGTCATTTACTTCTTTCATGGTTCACCGCCTATATCTTCCCATGATACGCATTGTGCAGTATATTTACTGTGAGGCTCAGAGGATTCTAATGAAATTCTCGCAAGGTCATCACCGATTATGCGTACTACCATTTGAGTAGACGCTTCGACAACCAGAGAACCATCTTTAACGTCTGAATCGGTATGCGTGAAGAAGTAACCGAGCGTTTTTGACCCCTGAGACGATGCAATCATAGCCTCGTTAGATGAACTGGGCTGAAACCACCCCATTATCTTTTCACCGAGTACAGGCTTTTGGATAGAGCCATACTGAGTATCGAGAGGGGTATTATCAGCGTTTTCCTCATATTCGATTATGTTGAATGGCTTAAAGGTGCCATAGAGCATAGTCTTTATCTCCCTGTGTTCTCAAACATCATTCTGTAAGGTTTTAACCGTTTCGCAAAAACATCTATCCACCCGATAGGTAAACCGTCAGCCCTTGTCGCCCGGGTCTTGCTGAAAGCACCGTAGACGCTTTCAGAGGTATACGGTGATTCTTTGCCAGCCGGTGACAATCTAAAGGCGTGTATTTCATTACACAGCTTCTTGAACCTCTCATATTTCGGGGAATCAACAGGCGGGTCATCAGGGGAATTGTGTTCATTGAACCAGTTACGACATTCCTCTTGAACTGCTAATATGGTATCTTCGTATGTGATTGTTTCTGACATTTCATCACCCTCTGATATGATAAGAGTGGGTGTTACTCCGCTCCAGTTATCATTTCGATTATTTCATTTTTGGTATTTTCCTCAGTGGCGGTCAAGCCTTTTTCACTCGCAATTGCAAGCAATTCGGTCTTGTTCATTTTGTCATATTTTGGTGTTCCATCGCCACCGTTGCCTGAGGTTTTTTCTTTTGCCGGTGCCTTTTCAGGCAGTGCAAAACACTCTCTTTTTTCGGTATCGTAACCGAGTTCAACACCGTCAATAGTTCTTTTTTCAATAGCCATGATTTACACCCTATTAACCTTTCGATATGATACGAGCAATCGGGATTGAACGATGGTCGATTGTTTTAGTATTATCGCTGTTTGCGACAACACCGTAATTCACGCCCAACGCTAATTCACTTCTTGCCGGTGAGGCTTTACCCATAGCCTTAGCCAAGAAGCTAATGCCATTAGGTGCGTATACCTTGCGTTGTCTGGTATGGAGTTTACTGATACCCCCGGCGGTTTCCTCGTCTCTGCTTACGCTTGACGGTTTCGCCACAGGTAAATCACAGGTGTCAAATGCACCCTCTCCGAGTAAGTACGATGTGTAATTGCCGGTAGCGGAATCATAAAGCCTATCGTCCATGAGAACTACTTTACCGTTGACTGTAGCCATGTTGACATCTTTTGTGAATCCGTTGCTATCGGTATACTTCATGTACTCTACTTGCATGATTTTTGTGAGGTTTGCGACTATGAAGCTGTGCATGTATCCAATACTGAATACACTCATGTTCATGCCACAGGCTTTTTGGGCTGCTGTGATGATGGTCGTTTCATCAAAACGTGAAGCCGCGCCTGATCCAGCCGATATATCATGAGTGTGACCTTGTACAAAAGGTAGATTCAATGCACCTGTCATTGCGAATATGCCGATAAGCATTGCAAGTACATCACCTACATTTTGATTGTCATACCACTCATTGACTTGCTGTGCGATTTCGGGCATGAAGTCTTTGCCGGCGATTGATTGTGTGAAGTCATATTCACGCCAGCCTTTCATGCGTCCGATTGCAACGATGTCACGCATGAAAGTGTCGATACCAGAGATAGTCATGTCGGTCACACCGTCATAGTTGTCAGCGTCACCGTCAAGTCTACCGACAAAAGGTGTTCTGATGACGTTACCACCGGCTTGCTCCGGGAACATGGTTTTCCAATCTTCGCGGCGTTTGAACGCTCCACTCGCTAAGAGTGCTACTGTTCTGATAAGGGGAATAGTCTCACGGTATTTATCAAATACCTGAGGATTCCATATTTTGCTGTCAAAAATGCTCATTGTAATAATATCCTTTCAAATATTTATTCTTTTTTCTGATCTGTTTTGTTCATGGTCGCAATGTGAGCCATGATTTCATCAATTTTGCCGGGATTTTCATTTGCCATTTGCATAAGTTCAGTAGCAGTTTTACCCGCATACTGAGAGTTCGAGCCGGGCGGTGGTGGAGTTCCGACATCAGCACCAGTGGTAGTAACCTCTCCGAAAAAGTCTTTCCACTCCGATTTGAAGTGTTCAAGCACCTTTTCCGCATTGGTTATCGCACCATCTTTACGCTCAACAAGTTTACGGTCATAGAGTTTGAGAGCCTTTGGAATAGCAGCCTCATTCATGCCAGCCTTTTTGAGTTCGGCTGTTACCAGAGCGTCAACCTCAGAGGCTTCCTTTTCGGCAGCATGAGTAGCTTTGGTTTCACTATGAGCCTTACGTTCATCAGCCAGCTCTTGTTTAAGGGTTTCGATTTCCGTACCCGCTCCCTCTAATGTCGCTATTTTGGCTTCTGCCTCAGATAGTTCCTTCGTTTTTTTGGAGTACGACTCCTTTGGAACTGTTGTCTCGCCAATTTCCTTTTTGATGTCTTTTGCTATTGCTTCTAATACTGTGACGCTTAATTCCGTACCCTCCGGCAAACGTGCTTTGATAATCGCTAAAATATCCATTTTTATATCTCCTTTGACTGTTAGGGGTGTCACCCCAGAGATTTATACAAAAAAGCATGTTATAAACATGCCTTTATTGTCTTTATGTAATTTTTGGTTTATGCTATTGCTTTGTATATTCGACTATAACCGTTACAGGTCTACCGCTAAAAGATACCGGTGGAGTATATCCGTCAAGAGATTCTACTGACACCAGTATCGCACCTGCTACATTTACATTAGACGTTATATATGTTCCTTTGCTTGCTCCCCTGCCGCTATAAGATATAGGAATATGGCTATCACTTGTAGAACGTAAAAATCCATCTAATTTTACAACAGTATCTAAATTGCTTATAGTTCCTATTGTACTTGCGTTGTCATTGGGATTTGCCGGTGTTGTTCCTTGAAACACTCTACGGAATATCGGTTTACCGTCAATCCATGTTTTACCTGTATCGACTTCATCGGTTGAATATACTTCTTTGCGTTGGTATGTTTCAAGCGGTCTGCCTGGTCTGTTATCAATTATATTGCTTCTAAAATTATCTCCCTTTGTGATGCTCGGATTGAATGTTGCCGGAACATTTTGTCCGATAGTATATGTGCCATTTAAGTGTGATATGCTTCGCATCCTAAATTCCGGAGAAATGCATAGTATCAATGCCATCCCGCCTTGTAATTGATAGTCAACAATATCTAATCCTCTTGTGGTATCTGCCGCAAAATTGCCACACCATGTGTCTGAGTTGTATGTGTCCATTCTTTGAATAAGCCCACGTCCGTTAACTGTCAATCTTCTTGTATTATTTACTGTTATTAAATTTGCAACTCTATCTGTCAGGTTTGGTCTATTGATACTAAGAGTTGTAAAACTACAGTTATTTATTTGGAACATATCAGCTAACTGAAATTCGCTGTTTATTGTCAATCCACCTTCTATTGTTGCACCCGGCGGTTGTGTTAAATAGCGTCTTGTAGTCATCACGTTTTTAAGTTCTATTCTATCTGTAATATTGCGTGTCAAATTTATAGTTACTGGACTATCAAAAAATCTATTATTTATCTTTTCATCTAAAAACGCTTGAAAGCTGTTAAACTCAAACTCATTTGCAGGAGTTCCGCTTACTTGTGTATACGTTCCAGCAACACCTTTCATTAAGGCTTTTGAACTTACAAAATCAGCGGTAGTTTGTGCATTTGTAGCCTTTGTTTCAATCGCGCTTACCTCAGCCGGCGTTGCTACACCCTGAGGGTGATTGTGTGCCATAGCCCGCATTTCTTTTAATTCATCGTATGAAACACTACTCGGTTTTCCGTTCATTTTATTCAGCCTCCAATATCAAAATCATGTTGGTATCATTATCAATTAAAACCATGTTACTGGTATCTATTGCTACAAATCGCTTTTTTCGTTTATTTCGTTTTCTGCGCTTCATTAACGCCCCGCCTATACGTCTGCCACCTTTTCTAAACATGATATACACGCTCCTTATTATTTGTCAGGGTAGAGGCTCGGTACAACCTACCACCCTGACTATTGAGAGGAGGGAATTATAATTCACCCCGTACCGAGACCACATGATTTACAGTAAACTATCAGTTCACCATGTACATATATCACTACAAGGGTTTCGTGCTTACAACATGGACATACATAAACTTCTTTCTGCGTGTCCACACCAAGCACTTAAAACCCCTCTTTCAATACCTTTTTTGCTATTTCTCCATATTCGTCAAGGTTATTCATTATCCCATTTCGGATAAATGGCTTACCCTTATACTTTCGCTTTATGCCGGGTTCATGTACCGCAAGGGCATAGGAGACGTTTGTTCCCACTACGACCTTTTTATCAGCCTGATCCACCCGATAATTGATTGATGAACGTAACCGCCCGGTATCAACAGGCGTTTCCTCAGACACACGCCTTTGAGCGTGTAAGCCGATAGATACCAGTGCTTTTGTAATATTATTCTCCATCTGAGCCTTTACCTGAGCGGCGTTACTCCGAAAATCCTGTTTCATATCGCCCCTATCTCCTCAAAGACCTTTATCAGTTTCGGGAATTGTACTGCAAACCAATCAGTAATATCTTCATCATCGTAGTGCTTCAAAAAGCCTGATTCAAAGAAAAAGGCATGAGTGATTTCGTGCCTCATTAACCGTTGCTGATCTAATTTATTATCTTCCTCGATAATGGCTATTTTCTTATTGAATGGGTCACAAAACGCTCCTGAATCAACTACCCCTAAATCGTCTGGAGGTATATACTGGCTTTTCGGAGTAATAATAAAATCGTATCTTGTTCCGAGTATATCTATCTGCATGTTTATCTCCATGAAAAAACCACCCTGTAAAGAGTGGTTTATGTGTTTTTCGATTTATGCTGTTTCGTCAAGATGTTCAAGGGCTTCATCGGGGGTTGATATTCTTGCCCGGTTATCCTTTACCAGTATAACCAATGGCGGACCTGTATCAGTAACAATATCCTCTGACATTATCGGCTCGTAGACATCATAACCACGCCATTTATTCAAAAATGACGCTGTTTCATATCCTTTAGATTTGGCAAAGCTGATAACGTCTTTGAGTTTCACATCAATCCGCGCCTTTCATTATTGCGTTTACTACTTCCATATTGAAAGCCTTGTCATCAACCCTTAACAGTCTGGGAGCGGCGGGGAATCTGTTTCCGGCAAGGGTCTTTTCGTACTTTATCCGATTGAGGTAACTACTGACCGCATTTCCAGTATAGCTTTTACCGTTTTGAGGGTCATGTAGCCTCAATACACCGTCATCCATCCTATCTACTGATATGATGTGACCTGACCGAGAACGCCCTTTCCATTCAAAGCCGAGAGTATAACGCTCTCCCTGTTGTACGGTGGTTTCTAAATGGGTCTGGAATGATTTTGATGTAAATTTAACGTCTGTTCGGGGTCTGGCTACCACGCTGCCAGTAGCCGGGTCAACCCATGCAGTATGTGATTGTCTTGATAAGACATCTAATGCTGAACCTTTGGTATTTGGGAGCGTGACTACATTGTAGCCCCTCAGCCTTGCCTCATGTGTTACGACACAGCTTTGACAGTTTATCAGGAAGCCCCCGCCTTTATGAAAGTCAGGATTTCCACGTAGTTCATTTGCTTTGTCAAAACTCATAGGCTCGCCACGTTTCACACCGGCAAGAGCGTCAGGGAACATGCTGTTTTCAACGCTTATTGTACCACTTTTACCGTCTGTTGGCAAGAAATTACTATCTAATTTGGTCTGAATGGCGTGTTTTTCGGCAAAATTGTAGTCTTTTAACACCGATGTAGTGATACACCGGCAATTTATGACTTCCTCTGCCGGTCCTGTCGGGTCAAGAGGGTGCATAAGACCGTTACTGAATGGTTCGTCAAGTTCCTTTTCCTCGCCATTTATCCAAGCGTGACTATCTCTGGTACGGTGGTCAATGGCTGCCAGCCATTTTTTACGCATTTGTATTCCGTGTTGGTCTCTGGCTTGTTCAAAGCCTAACATACGCCCCTGATTTGCTACCCTGAGGGTTTCAGTCCGGGCTATCCTCCGAGCGTCACGTAGGCTTGCCATGACAGTATTTTGTATTCTCCGAGTTATCTTAGGTATGGATTCACCCAGAATAACAGCTTGCATGAGCTGGTCTTGCAAGCGGGGTATTACAACCTTTGCAGCCCGATTTTCATTAACTCCGAGCCTGTCAAACGCTACCTGAGTAAAGGGAGATTTCGGCTCATTCAACATCAACACCCTTAACTGTTGTCTGTCGTACATGCTCCAATCAACATCAAAACCGAGTTGTTTATCAATGGAAGTCAGAGAGTTCCTATAACCGAGTTCATAGATATTGAGGGATTCATTCTGTATGATTTTAGCCGCAAGGTCTCCACTGTGTATCAAATCACGCACGATATTGTCTGTTATTCCATAAGCCCGGTCTACTTGCTTTGCATAATTTATCTGGGCTGTGAGTAGTTGCGCGGGTGTCAGGTGTGAATTATCCTGAGCATTGAAAGCAGCCAATCTTTCAAGGACTGTTTCAGTATTCTTGATAGCAGTTTTATAAGCGTCTCGATATACTACCTGTAAGCGTCTATCAAGCTGTCGGAGTAGCCGGTTTGTTTGTGCGTCCATCAGCTTCACCGCCCTCCGGGTCTATATCGTCAGGGTTGTCATTATCGTCATCTGCGTGTCGGTCAAGTCCGAGTGCCTGATTTTCAACACGGTCTAAAATCTCTTTTATCATTTCGGGTGAAAATAGCGGGTCTATCATCAGCTTTGTCTCAAGGTCAAGTTCGGTGTACATTGCAAGCCTTTGAGTGATTTCCATATCGTTTGATACGGTTTCATGCTTGAATGTGATTGATTCGTTTTCTACGCCTATGAGGATAAGAAGCCGGTCAATGAAGTCAGCACCGTTCCACTCCATATCAGAGACTTTCATTTTTTCGCCTATCTGGGCTGTCTGTATGGCTACATTGGTTAAAGAGCCTCCCATGATTTCTTTATTGTTCATAACACCGGCGTCACGATATATCTCTGATTCGAGGCGATCTAAAATTGTCAAAACTCCGTCAGCCGGGATTTCGGTCATTGTAGGCTTTGCCTCAGTATCATCAGTAGGCGCGATTATCCCGAGCCTTTGAATTGTTGACCTGAGTTCATTAAGAGTGTCAATATCTCCACTATAGCCTTTAAGCACCCAATACACTAACCGGGTACGCATGACATCATCACCGAAAGAGGTAAGTATTGCGTCATATAAATCAATCTTTGCCTTTATCGGAGTGGTCAACTCTGTCCGATGTTTCGAGTTTGCGTACATCGGGAGTACAGGAAAGCCGGGATAGTTTTCACCCTCAATTATCTGTTCTCCGAGTGTATCCTTGCGTACTTTGATTTTATATGTGCGTTTTTTCTCTGTAAGTACAACCTCTTTACCCTCGTCTCTTGAAAACTTTGTATATCCGTCTATTTCAAAAAGGCGTATCCGCCATGGTTTATCTGGTGCTAATTGCCAAAAGCTGATACCGGCTTTATGTGAGCCTGTTTCTTCATCTGGTAGCGGTAAATAGTTTAAGGCTGAGAACATCTGAATTATGTTAAGATTCCAAAAGCCATAGCATACGCCATGTACAGCGGCATTGGTAGCGATGTCCTTG